CTTCTTCCAAGCGCCGTTATAACTGTTTTAGAAGTTACACCTGAACCCTGAACCGTTTGGCCGGGATATAACGTGCCACTAGCCACCGCCGTAACACTTAACGTAGTGCTTGAAATAGTACCCGTAAACACCGCAGCAACTGGGGCGCTGTTCATGGTTTCGGCTGTGCTAATTGTTTGGCTTAAATTAATGGTGTACGTTCCAACACCGCCAGAACCCGTACCTGTGCCTGTAATTACAGTTTCGGCTGCAACCCCAATACCGAAAAGGCTTTGCCCTGTGGCTATAACCCCGTTTTTAACCGCTGTTACGTTTAGGGTAGTACCGCTTATGGTGGCCGTAAATACCGCGCTAGACGGGCTATTAATGCGCCATGCGTACCTGTTTGTGCCGTCAGTAATGTAAACGTATAAGCCGTTATCCGTAATGCCTACTTGCCCGGTTGTAGTGGTTAACTGGCCTACGATTGTGGGCACTAGATTAGACGTTAGCGAATAAACATAAGCCCCGCAAACCACAATTAACTGTGTGCTACCAGACAATGTGCGCATACCACGAACCGGTGCTTTGTTTTGCAGTACAACCGCAGAAGTAAGGCCGGGCGTTGGGTAAAGCGCTACCACCCCGCGTGTGCCGGGGGCTTTAAGCGGGTCTACTTCGGGGCGCCAATTGATTGTTTCTTGGTCATCTTGGTAAATAGACGGCGCAGCGTAAGACGGGCCAACAAAGCCAAATTCGGGCATTATTTAACCCCCGTCATCTAAAGAACCCGCCTGATAAGATCCAGCCTGCGTCCTTTTGGCGGCCTACCAACAAGGCATCCGCATAAGTAGAAACCACCGGTGGGCGTAGGTTTGTGCGTTTAACCGTTGACTTAGACTGCGCTGCAAACTTGGTAATCATTGCTATTTGGGTGGGTGAAGCCTTGCCGTACATAGGCATTAGGCGTTCAGCAAGGCACCAGCGAAGCGCCATGTTATAGCCTTCAGGAAGGGTTATAACGTCATTTATGGTTGTGAATTTCTGAAATAACTGGTCAACAAAAATGTGCATTTCGCCCTGTGCGGGGTTTGGCCAAACGTAAATATTACCTAGCGTTTCAGTTGGTTCGTAATAAACCGCCTTTGGCCACGGGCCGTTTAGCGTTTTAAGGCCAATCATTTCGTACTGTTCTAGGTTCAGCACCGCAACTGGGTAGTCTAGGCCACCGTTATTAATAGGCTGCCCGTTTGAATTGGTGTTAATACGAACAAAACAAGAACGCAACTGTATAGGGCGTTGGTAATAGCTTGTAATGGTTGTGCTATTAACGTACTGGTTTATGTTGACCAAGTAAGTACCAGCTTCGTTTACGTTACCACCGGCACCTGTTAGCATTTGCTTAATGGTAGTTCCGGGTTGTATGCCGTTACCGCTTAGGGTTTGGCCAAGGCTAATGCCACCGCTGTTTATGCCTGTAACGGTTAGTATGTTTCCGGCAATAGAACCGGTAAAGTTTGCGCTTATTTGACCACCGGGGCCGATTGTGTACTGTACTTGGCCGGGCGTTATAGGAAATATGATTTCATTCTTGTAAAACACCATCATATCTTCGTTAGACCATTGGTCTAGCATATCCTGAAGCATATCGTAGGCATCTGTGGCTGCTTCTGGCGTGGGTGTTTCCCCGGCTTCTAGCGCCCCAATGTCTTTTAGCGCCCTACTGATAATATCAATCGGCATTGTCATGTTAAACCGCCCTATAACTTAGGTGTAAATACTTGGGGTTTCCAAGGCGGGACAATAGATTTCGACTTTTCTAAAAGCGCCAATTGTTCCTCTAGCCTAGATTTTATTACATTTGCGCCGTCTCGCATAGCATCGTTTTCAATCCAACCGGCCACCATTTCTTCGGTAACTTCGGCAAGTGGCGTGCTAAGAACGGGGTTTGTGAAATACCAGTTGCCCTCAGTATCAACTGTGTTTGTACCGTCAGTCAGGCTTAAATGGTACTTTGCATGAGTGATTAATTCACCCTCTGCGCTTAGTTCCAGTATTTGCCATTTGTAGTTCATGGTTGTTTAGCTTGTGTTTGTATCAATGCAACTGCTTCATCAAATACGGTTTTTTCTATAAAACTAAAAGATGAATGGCCTTCTGTATTTAATAAAGAAGTAATTGTTTCTTGAGATTGCCCAGTATATGAACGATAAGATATTGGGCTTGTATTAATTTGTATGTAATATTCCATTATCTCATTCTCCTTGCAGAAATATAACCTTGACAAGTTTGTGATGTTGAACTTAATTGGCCAACTAAATAATAAGTTGTTGTAGTTGTGATACTTACCCTGAACCTTGGTATTAATACAGAGCCAGTTCCAGCAGTTGTATTTGTTCCACTAGCTAATACAGTTTTTCCTGTGCTTGTTCCTGAAAAAGAATTTGTAGTAGTTCCAATACCACCTTGCACATATGTCGGTGTGGAATTTCCATTATAATTAACAGCGCCAGAAACATCCCAATCACCAGCAGTTAAACTTATTGAAGTCATAGTAGTTGGGCTACCACTTACTGTTGTTCCAGAAGCATAAGAATCAATATACTCGCCAACAGTACCAGCAGTAGCGTTACTACCATCTGTTACGCCAATAATTCCGGGGCTTGTAATGCCGTTTGTACCGTCAAGCGTAATGCTCATATTAAACCCCTCTAGCTTGGCTTGCTACCATTGCTTCGTAAGCAGACACTACTTCTGTTGTCCAGACTACTGTTGCAATAGCAGGTACTGGGCTAGGGTCTGTGTGTGCGCCTGTGTCACCGGGGTGACGTACCCATCTTGTGAAGTTACGGGCAATCTCTACACCGTCTTTGGTGATGATTTCTGCTTGGCGTACTTGAATAGTGCCGTCTTGTAGCACTTCTGTTTTGTCAATTACTGTTGTGGATGCTAGTGTCATGTTAGTTCCTTAGAATGATGCTTTATAAACGCCTGTAACTGATATTTCAGAATTACTTAATGCTACGTTTGTTGCTTGAACCCCAACTGTTGTATAACAACTTAAATTAACTGAATTTGAGGGTATATACCAAGTAAAAGTACCTTTGCTTGAATATGCTTGTATCCCACCACCGGGCGCAGGGTTTCCTGTTCCAGTAGAAGCTGCCCTAAAAGGCAAAGATATAGAAATGTTTGCTGTATTTGCCGTTGTAGGAAAATTTATATCAAAAGCAAAATAAACTAAATTTCCTATTTTTGTATATTGTGCAGTTGTATTTGTGAACGACAACCCAGCACCAGAATTGTCTGTAATTGTAAACGTGCCTGTTTCATAATCACTAAGCGTACTATTGGTAGTCGCAGAGGAATTACTAAATACTATGCCACCACCATTTTGTAGCATTTGCAAGTTGTTACCAGTAGTAAACCCAGCTACGTTATTTGTACCGTTGTTTACTATGACACTACTTGCACCACTTCCTGTGATGGTGTCTACGTTAAGGTTTCCGTATGCCATTTGTTATGCTCCTACTTTTGCTTTTAGGGCTGTTACTTCTGTTTGTAATGCTGTTACTTGTGCAGATAATTCTTGTAACGCTTTTAACAACATAAAAGGCAAAACACTTTGCTTAATGTTTTTTACAGTACCAACACCTTCAAATTCATGTTCTTGAATTAATTTAGGAAATACCTGTTCAACTTCTTGGGCAATTAAACCAAGTTCAACTTGTTGACAATTTGGGTCATCCCCTTTCCATTGGTATTTAACAACCCTAAGTTTATTTAAATCAGCTAAATAACCATCTCTAGTTGTTTGAATATTCTTTTTAAGACTTTGGTCTGATGAATAAGATGTTGTCCCATTACCATACAAATACCAATTATTTACACCCGCAGTATTTCCTTGAAAATGATATGTACTTGTGTTATTCCCACCACTAGCAATGGTTGCTCTTATTGCGCTATAGCCACTTCCAGATGAATTTTGTATAAAAGCAGCATAAGTTTGTGAACTTGCTGATGTTACATTTAAAAATTCACCGTATGAATTTGTTGTTGTTCCAATTAATAATCTACCACTACTATCAATTCTTGCTACTTCAGTTCCGTTTATTTGGGTAACCAAAGGCGCAGTTGACGCAGCACTATTTAATGTTGTGGATTGTGCTGTGCTTAAAGTTATGCCAGTAGTAGGTGTACTCCCTGACTGAAGCTGAAGTATTCCAGAAGTGTCAGAAGATAACGCTGCGCCACTTGTGGCTGTTCCTGCTGCTAAAGTTGTACTCATAAAACCACCCACCTTTGTCCATTAGAAACTGTAACTGTGTAGCCTGACGCAATAGTTATTGGGCCGACAGAAAAGCCGTTTTGCCCAGTCGCTATTGTATAACTAGCCGTTATAGAATTGTTATTTATTTGAATAGCGCCACCAGCTTGTGCGCCACCTAAACCGCCCCACCCAGAGCCGTTATAGCCCTCAAATGTCGCAGTTGTCGTGTTAAACCCGTAAAGTCCCGTCACCGGAGTGGGTCTGGTCGATGTTGTCCAACTATTTACCACAGGCGCGGTAAAAGTCTTGTTACTTAGCGTTTGGGTTGTAGCCAAGCCAACAAAAGTATCTGTGGCAGCGGGTAAAGTCCAAGTATAAGTAGCGGAAGTGTTAGTTCCGACTACGTTAATTACGCCCCCGCTAGTCTGTTGAAAAACTAAAAGTCCCATATATTTCCTTTAAAGAACTACCCATTTACTGCCAGAAGGTACGGTTACAGTAACGCCATTGCTCAGGGTTACTGGCCCAACCGAACTCGCAGCGTATCCAGATGGGATTGAATAACTTGCGCCAACTGTCTTGTTATTAATAAAAATACCGTTGCTTGCACTAACTTCCGCGCCTGTCAATACGTTAGGCGTTGTCACATTCCCTGCTGTACTGATTGTCAAAGCGTCAGATGACCCTGTGTTGACAATAAAGTGTATGGCATTAGACCCATAAGTACCAATCGCAAGGTCTGTGCTTGCAGATGCAAGATAAGTCCACCCTGCCGTACTAAAACCAGATCCTACAAATCCGCTTGAATTAATGCCAAACTCACCAAAGTTTGTTGTGCTTGTTGCGCTATTGTTAGATACATTTAAATTAGCAGAAGCAGTTGCTCCATTATTTGTATTTTGAATAATTAACTGGTTGTAAGTATTTACGCTAGATGCAAAAGACCCAAGAATATTTACATCTGAATAACCAAGTGTTCCGTAAGCAAAAGCGCCTTGGCTAAGTGCTCCTGTAATCGTTTGGTTAGCAATATATTGACCAGTTGTAACGCTTGTTGGCAAACTTAAAGTTACTGCACCAGTTGAAGCAGATGCCGTAATTTGATTAGTTGTGCCAGTAATTGACGTTACGCCACCAGTAGAAGCTGCCCAAGTCGGTACGCCACCAGCTAGAGTTAAAACATATCCGTTTGTCCCTGCTGCCAAGAATGTTGTCGTGCCCGATGCGGTTTGGTAAGGTACAGACCCGTTAGCGCCCCCTGCCAAGTTGGTCGCAGTCGTAGCAGATGTCGCAGTCGCTGCGTTTCCACCGATTGATAAACTTGATGCCGTGCCAGTCAACCCTGTTCCAGCTCCGCTAAACGATGTTGCGCTTAAAACCCCTGTATTTGGCACAAACGATAGCTTAGAACTGGATGTACCCAAAGCGTAGTTTGTAGATGCTGCCGTTCCGGGTGACATTGTTGGATAGAACGTACTGCTTGATGTTGTACTGTCTGTAACCTGAACGTTTAAAGCACCTGTTGCAGTTGTCGCAGTTGTTGCCGATGTAGCATTTCCTGATAAAGCACCTACAAAAGTTGTAGAAGTTACGCTAGTTAATCCTGCTAAATTCGTTGATGACGCACCTAAAGCAATTGCGGTTGTTCCAACAGTTATGCTTGAGTTAACCAAAGCACCATTCGGAATACTGGTTAAACTTGCACCTGACCCGCTAAACCCTGTTGAAGTGAGCACCCCCGTACTTGGGTTGTACTGTAATTTAGTGGAACTTGTGTATTCTGTGGCTAAGTTTCCGCTGGTCTGATTAGCAAATAACGGGTAGCGTGTGGCGTTTGTGGTTGTGTCATCCGTGACCGATGCGTAACTAACTGGGGTTGCCCATGTTGGGGCGCTTGAACCGTTAGACTGTAAAAACTGGCCACTTGTGCCGTTTGCCAAAAATGCCGTTGTGCCTGATGCGCTTTGGTAAACAATATTACTTGCTGCGCCCCCCGCCAAGTTTGTGGCCGTTCCAACGCTTAAACTAGACTGTGCTGTGTACTGTGGCGCACTAGCACCGGCCGTTAATACATAACCTGAAGTACCCAGCGCAAGAAATGTGGTTGCCCCTGAACCCGTTTGGTAGGGAACGGAACCGGCAGCGCCCCCGGCTATGTTTGTAGCTGAACCCGTTGTTAAACTAGAAGTTGCCACCCAAATAGGCGCAGAAACCGCGCCCAAGGTCATTAGTAGCGAACCAGAAGTGCCGGGCGATAAAAACGATGTTGTGGCCGAACCAGACTGGTAAGGAACGGAATACTGCGTAGTTCCAGATAAATTAGTAGCCGTGGTGGCCGTAGCAGCGTTACCGCCAATACTTAAGCCTGACGCCGTACCCGTGATGTTGGTGCCTACAAGCGTGCTAGGCGTGCCTAAATTGGGCGTAACAAGCGTTGGGCTTGTGGCTAATACTACGTTACCTGATCCCGTTGTTGAAGCGCTAGAAGCCGCTGTGGCTTGCCCTTGGGCGTTAAATGTAACGCTTGCTAGTGTGTAAGAAGCTGCTGTAACTGCCGTGTTGGCCAAAGCAATGGTAACCGCGCTAGAACCGTTGTAACTAGACCCTGAAAGGCCTGTGCCAATGGTTAAAGCATTTGGGTTTACCGCTGTTATGGTGGCCGAACCACCTAAAGAAATAGCGCTACCGTTTACCGTTATGCTTGAATTGGTAAGCCCTGAATTCGGTATGGTTGCGTTAATTTGGCTAGGCGCAATACTGATGGATGTATTGGTTACAGATGTCACTTGACCAGAAGCATTTGTAACAAATACCGGCACGCTAGA